CGAATAGTCTAAAGGAGCTTTTGCGAGTGATGCAGGACGGGTTGAAGTATCGCGCAATGATTGGACAGCCAGCACCGTTTATTGTCGTTGATTATTTGCAGCTTGTGGATGCAGGCAAGAAGGACGAAACGGAAACACTAAAAATTGTTATGGGTGCATTGAAGGATTTTGCAGTAAAGCACAACACCGTTATTATTGGCATTATGGCAAACAATCGAGCATCCAATAAGGCAGGCGGCGTTTCTATGGATTCTGGCCGTGGTTCTTCCTCCCTGGAGTATGGCGCCGATGTTGTGCTAGGGCTGACCTATACAGAATTGCTGGATGGTTCAAAGGCTGAGGAAATAGTGGATAAAAATAAGCGTTCACTGGCTACCACCAAAGGGCGATTCTTTTCGCCTGATAAACGGGCGGACTTCGTGTTTAATGGCGCTTATTCAGAATTTGAGCCGGTAGAAACAATTGGAACGCCGGTAGGGAAGAAGCAGGAAAAAAAGATTAACAATCTGTTGGACTTCAATCCGATGCAATAACAGACAACGGGGGGGGTGTAGACTTTTGGACAAAAATGTCCGCGACTACTTCCCCTACCCTTTTTAACAAAAATGTTCAAAAGTACCCTTTTGGTAGGTTTCCCCAAAATGGGAGAAACCCTTATAGATGCAGGGCTGAGAGGTTCAAAAACGTAGAAATTGCAAGGCAGGTGTGGTATAATGAATATGTATAAGAAAATCAAAAAATAACAAAGGAAAGGAGGTTTGAGCATGAGGAAATCACAGCGAGAGGCACAAGTTAGGCATGAACAACGGGAGCAGATACGGGAGCGCTTGCAGGAACTGGAGCGCCAGGAACGGCAGGCGATGCAGGAAAAGCAACTCCGGGAACGTGACAAGCAGCGTAGAGAACAAGCAGCACGCCGAAAGAAGAACGCCACCACCCGAGCAGGCGGCCGGCGTGTCGGCGCAGGCAGGCCACCGAAAGACGGACAAGAACGAAAATCGTTCGGATTCTACGGCACTCATCACGAGTATAAGCAGGTAAAGCGGTTCTTGAAGGTATTGCGTGAAGTCGAACAAGACCGGGAAACGGCCTCCATGTTATTTAAAAGGCTTACCGGGCAGACTGTTTTCGAGTTACTGACAAGTGACGGCGTGGGCATACCTGGCGAAAAGCGACTCATTGAAAGCCTTATGCCAGACCTTCTTCCTAAGGGCAATGATGGAGAGGAGTAATAACCATGATGCAGGACAATTTTGAGACCATTTTTTTGGTGAACGAGACACAGGCAGCGATTTGTATTCCTTATGCAGACCGAAAGTCTTTTGTTGTCTATGCAAAGGATGTGCGAGAAGTTAAGAAAACGACATGGAAAGCCGCCTGCAAGTGTTGCCCTCAGGTGTTGGACATGGTAAAAAATGGGGATTTGCGAGTATTGACCATGCCGGAAGATGTGAACGAAATTATGCAGGTTGTGGAGAAGTTGGACAGACTGGGACGAGCCAAACAGATGGAATGGGAGCGCATGAGCCCTGAAGATGCTGCCATAGCATTACAGCAGAAACGGCGGGCAGACTACAATAATGCGGCAACCCCCTTCCACAGGGACAAAGATAGAGAAATTGTTTAATCGGTTCTTAGGCCTGCCCAAAACAAAGCCCATAGAAAGGAGTGTTAAGCGTGGCAAATGGAGCTGTACGAGAATTAGTCACGAAAATTAAATTTGTACTGGATAAGGCAAGCCAAAGCAAAGCCAACAAAGCGGCAAGCGACCTCAAAAAGAAGTTGCAGCAGATTGATGGCAAGGCTAAAATTGCCCTGAATACATCCCAGGCAAACGCTACCCTTTCACGCTTTAAGTCGCAGTTGCAGGCCTTAAACAGGAAGGTAACAACGACTTATGTGGAAGTGAAGCAGAAGGGCAAGACGCCCGGCGCGGTTGCAAGCGGTGCAAGTGCTGGCACGGGTGCGAAAGGTGGTGGCAAGGCTAGTGCCCTAGCTGACAATGGCGGAACTATTGCGGCGGTAGGTGCTGCCATGGTTGCCCCTATTGCGTTTCCTGTCAAGGAGGCCATGGACTTTGAAAGCAAGATGGCGGACGTTCGGAAGGTTGTTGACTTCGACACGCCTGAGCAATTTAAGGAGATGGCAAGGGATATAGCGAACTTGTCAACCGTTATCCCGATGACAAAGGAGCAAATAGCCTCCATTGTGGCGGCAGGCGGACAATCGAACATTGCACGCAATGACCTGTTATCTTTTGCAGAGGCAGCCGGTAAGATGGGCGTGGCGTTCGATATATCGGCAGAGCAGGCAGGGGAAAGCATGGCACAGATTAAAACCATGTTTGGAATGACCCTTCCTCAAGTCTTTTCCCTATCGGATGCTATTAACTACCTGGGCAATAATTCGGCGGCATCATCCCCCAAGATTCTGAACGTTATGCAACGTGTCGGAGCTATGGGAAAGCTGGCAGGATTCAGCGAGGTGGAAGTAGCGGCGTTAGGTTCGGCTATTACAGGGATAGGCGTAGCGCCGGAGGTGGCGGCTACGGGCATACAGAATATGTCTAAGGCATTAACAGGCGGTTATTCACCTACAAAGGCATCTATTGCGGCTTTTGAGAGGTTAGGCCTTACAGTCGAAGGCGTGAAAAAGAGTATGCAGGCAGACGCAAAAGGTACTTTGCTAGATGTGCTGAAACGGATCAGCAAACTGGACAAGACCGAACAAACAGGCGTACTGGTTGACATTTTCCGTAGTGAGTCACTGGACAGCGTTGCGCCATTGCTGGGTAATATCAAGATGCTGGAGGATTCTTTCAACCTTGTGGGGGATTCGGCAAAGTATGCAGGCAGTATGCAGGCTGAATTTGATGCACGAAACGCCACCACGGCAAACAGCCTTCAGCTTTTGAAAAACACCCTGGAGCAGGTTGCTGGCGATGTTGGCGTAGCGTTGCTGCCTGTCATTAAGGCATTAGCGGAAAGCCTTAAAGGTATTACAAAGGTATTCGGCAATTTTGCCCGGAAACATCCCCAGTTTGTTAGCGCTATTGCTGGCGGTATTGCGGCGATCGGTGCGGCGCTTGTGGCCTTAGGAACGGCCGGCCTTGCTATCGGCGGACTTTCTTCTGCATGGCAGGCACTTCTGCCCGTTATCAAGGCTGTAGGCGCAGCATTAAAGCCGATTTTGGGAGCAGGTTTCCTCCCCCTGTTGGCGGTGATTGCCTCCATAGCGGCCGCAATATATTTTGTCAGCACATACTGGGAGCAGCTTGTCGCGTGGTTCCAGCCGGGGATTGATGTTATGATGGCCGGTGTTGCACAACTACAGCAGGCATGGCAGAACTTACAGCCATTCATCGCGGCAATAACGCCACTGGTTGCGGCAATTATACCCGTTTTGAAAGCAGTAGCGACCGTTATTGGTGTCGTTATTGTCGGTAATATGTGGGTATTGTTCCGGGCGGCATCCGTTGTATTCAATGCAATAGCGCGGCTTATCAACTGGATTGCTGGACTGTTAGGCGGATTGGGTGAAACCATTCAATGGCTTGCTGGCGGCCTTGCCGGGCTGATCGAAAAGGCGGCGCAGTTTATCGGCATGAAAGGACAAATTTCAACCGTCAACGAAAGCATGATACAGGGATGGCTTAACCGTGGAGGCGGTGGCAACACCACCAACCAAACGCAAAACATTAGCGTGGGGACTATTCAGGTTCCTACGGCTGAGGATGTAGGCAAAGGTATTGGCGGACTGGCAACAGTGAGCCCGTGGGGATAATATAACAGGGCGATGTTTTGGGCAGGCCTAAGAGCCGATAGGAGGGAGATTTAGATGGACGAATTTATGCGAGACGAATGTAATTATAGATTGTCGCTGGCCTTCAAACGCTATGAAGGGAGCGAGACGGCTGCAGAAAAGCTGACTCAATTAAAAGATATTGTCCTATTCGCTAATGAATTGCTGAGTTACTACGAGGCAGGAGGCGGGGATGATGGACGGAAGAAATAATCTCGTCCCTATGAGCAAGCGAAGCAAGGGCGAAGCTAGAGAACTGGGAGCAAAAGGTGGTAAGGCATCGGGCAAGGTTCGGAGGCAGAAGCGGGATTTGCGGCAGCTATGCCATGAGATATTGGATACCACCGTACAGGATGATGAATTATCAAAGAAACTGATTGCGGCAGGCGTGCCTGACACCTACGGCGGGATGTTGCTATTCAGAGCGATTAGAGAGGCGCACAAAAGCCCTGCAATGTTGGAGAAGGTACTGACCTTAGCAGGGTACAATGTCCAACGTGTGGAGCAGATTGTGGACGATAAGAGGGCTATTCCTGACCGCTTAACGCTTGTTTTCAGCGATGGGGAAAATGATTATGCGTCCGTGGACGATATGAACGCCAAGAGAAACCCATTAGGGGAGGGGTAAGCATGAACGATGAAAGAGTTTGTTTTGACGGCGAAAAATGGGGAGTTAAGGGATTCCGAGGCATCGGACAGGTTCATTGTGATGGTGGAGTGGTTGGACTTATTAACCAGTTACGGCTGGTGTACGGCTTAGAAGTGGATGCAGACCACCCGCTTATCTTCAATCCCGACAATTCGGATAAATGGATAATTGTCAACCTCCCAGACAATGGGCGGTGATGATATGGGGAAGGCATCACGAGACAAGGGAGCCAGGGGAGAAAGACTCTGGCGGGATGTGTGCAGGGAACAGGGATTTGAGAACGTGGAAAGAGGCTGCCAACTATACCAGCGGGGGAGCGAGATTGCGGATGTTGTTGGCCTGCCTGACATTCACCAGGACATAAAATTTGTAGAGCGGTTGAACGTGCGGGCGGCAATGGAGCAGGCTGAAAGGGATTCAGCGGACAGCGGGCGGGCATCCATCCCGATTGTTGCACACAAGACCAGCCGAAAAGAATGGTTAGTGACTCTTAGGGCATCCGATTGGTTCACAATGTACAAAGCATATTTAGGCATTAAATACAATAAAGTCACCTAAAACCCGCCGAAATAATGCAGAAAATGCCGAAATATGGTATAATATAGACAATGCAGCAGGGATATTAACCTCCTCCCTAGTTGCAGAATTTGTATCACTCCTGGACCATGTGCCATAAAAAGTTCACGGAGTGAAAAGTTCATTGCTTCATCATTCTCCAGTAATGTTTCTGCTTTTCTTTTTCTTTTCGATTTTGTTGGTTGTTTCTGCTTGTATTCAAGTCTCCTTTACATGGCCGCTGGCGTGATTGCTGGCGGCCTTCTTCATTGCAAAGGTATTCCCAAGATAGAAACCCCTTCTCCTAGTGGCGAATTTTGAAACGTAAACAGCACAAATAGACACGCCCCTGTCAAAAGGTATACGCAAGTTACGGATACCTTGTTTTTTACTTCCGATAATGTATGATTATCGGAACTAATAG